GGGTAACCTCTTTGCGGGTTCATGCTTTTATGTACCCTTGCTTGCCCCATGCTCATTTTAGTTCCAGCGCTAAAGTCAAACCTAAAAAGTATTTCGGGGTGCTTTAAACTCATGTAACGAGCAATCGCAGAATAAATATTGCTTTCGCGTGGCGGGCGGCGTTTCATCGCTTGTAAATATTATTACAAACTATCATATATTCTACGCGCCCCTTTAGCTCGGTTGTTTCGTCGTATAGGTCTATTAAAATGCTTCGGTTGTTTTCGTGGTCGTTAAACACTTTACGATACTTAAAACAGCACTCGAGGTATTCGAAGCCGCAAGATAAAAGGTAGGCGGCTACATTTTTGTAAGTGTGTCCTATAAACTCTGTAAGGTCGCCGAGGTCGTTAGCGTATGTAAGTGCCTCTTTCGATGATTTGCGCATTTAGTAAATTTATTAAATCGGTTCGTTCAACTTTTAAAAGTATTGCAATAGTATTCGCTGGTATCGTTCCTTTATGCAGCCACCAAAACTCGGCACACTTGGTTAACTTTTTTTGATACCCTACGCCCGTATCAGGCATCCATTTAATTAGCCTATCGAGTTGACTAATTAGCTTTAGGTAATCAAATTTCGTTTGTTTAACGCGTTCCTTCATGGTTCAGGTAGTTAATGATTAAATCCGTTGCGCTTGCGATTTCTGCATCGTTATGGCGGTACAAATAGAGGTCGCTAAACTTACCCGACTTTTTAACCTTTGGCGGTACTCCGATATAGTAAAATTGCCGAGGGTCGAAACCCATCAAAAGCGAATACCAAACCGCCTGCACGTGGTTGCAATGTGCCACCATATCGGCTGCGAATGCTTTTATATTTTTTGCGCTCGTTGTTTTAACGTCGGCAATTATACCGCGCTCAAGCCAGCATAAGTCCATCATTCCTTTGCCTTCTACTGTTACGCCGCCAACGGTTACCGTGTTTAGGGTAATGTATTCATGCTGCGATTTGTCAAATAGTTCGCCTAACATTTCAACCGCGTGAATCGCATTATAAACGTTTTGCGTGTTTGGTGGCATAAGCTCATACGGCTGCTCAAGTAAATCGAAATGAAACGCAGCGCCCTCGGTTAGTGCTTTTTGTACGTAACTTATATCGCCCGTGTAAAATCGTTTTATACGGCTTGCGCTTATTGCTGGGTGTTTAATGTATTCGTCGCGTGTCATTGTTCGTAGGTTGAATTATAATAGTGTTGCCCGTCTGAATATTCCATTGATGTCCATTCTGCACAACCATTATTATAAGCATCCTCAATCTGCTCCTTCTCCATTGCTTTGGCTGTTATAAATGCTTTGGTATCTGTAATGTTTTGATTTCCGTAATACTTTTCAAGTTGAACCGCTAACCAATCAACTGCTGTTTGCTTTTTAGTTTCCATAAGTTTCCTTGTAGTATTGTTCGGCTGATATTCTTTTTTGCCCTTGCCCGTCAATGTATCCGCTATCGTGTGCGTCGATAATTTGCCGTTCTTCCATTGCTTTGGCTGTTATAAAAGCCTCGGTTATTACTGCGCCGAAATCAATAGTCGGTACATCTTCTTCGTGGTATTTAACAAAAACGTCCATGACTTTGTTATATAAATAATCTGTTACAGTTTGCCTTTTCATTGCTTAAATTGTTCGATTTGGTCAAGTGAAATAAATATTTGAAGCTCGAAACCTTGCTTTGCAAATAAAAGAAATTTGCCGTTATCGAGTATGTACTCACGCGGTACGCTCCAGCTTGCGAAATCGTCAACTATTCGCACCGTATCGAAGCGCGTAGCATCTGCGATTAACTTATGATTTAAGCCGTATGCGTTGCCCTTGTTTAACAAGTGCTTTGAGCGTTTGCGTGTTATTGTTAGCGTTCGCGTTGGCATATCTATTTCTCCAACCTTGCGCTCTTTTTGTTCGTTCGCTAACCGAATCGATAGCCGCAGGGTGTTACCCCCACGGCGTACGATTATGCCATTACCGAAGCTATCTTCGACTATTGCGGTGTTATCGTCTATTCTCATCGGATTACTTGCGTTTTATGTTCGTAAAGCTCAACCCCTTCGATGCTATCAACGCCTAACTCCTTCATTGCTTTGGGCAATCCGTTTAGTAAATCTTCGGGCTTTAAGTTGTTAAATGCAAATTGAACCGAAAGCACCTTCACCCAGTTAACCTCTCCGTTAACACGCGCCTTAATCGTGCTGCGTATGTTTTTCGTTTGGTTATTTTCTACCGTGGTGGCGTATAGCTTATCGGTAAACGCTGCGATTACATCGCTAACCGCTTCGGCTTCCTTCATGCTTTGCGCGGCTTCGGCTATTAGCTTCTCTTCGGCTGCTTCCTGTTCGGCTTCGAGCCGTTCGTGGTATTCTACCATTCGCTTTTTAGCATCTTCGATAAAATCGAGTAGCGGCGCGGTGGCATCCTTTTCGAGCTTAATGAGTTCCTTTTTGAAATGCTCGAGCGGTGTTGTTACCTCTTTACGGGCGGCTTCGATTGCCTTAACCGCATCGCTTACGTCTTTAACGGCTGCGTTCATTGCGGTGTATTCGCTAACGTTTTGAACTGAGAGCGCTTCACCGCCGCCCGTGTTGCGTGCTACTATCGATTGCGCGTTTAAAGTTTGAGGCGAATTTATCGCGTGGTATATTTTTTCGATTGGTATTTGTACCTTTGCAAGTGTGTTCATGTATGTTTATTTATTTGGTAAGTTAGAGGGCGGCGCTTTGCCGCCCTTTATCATTTAATCCCACGGTAAGTCATTAGCCGCCTTTTGTCCGAAAATATCGTCGATGTCGGGTAGGTCTTCAAAGTTCTGAGGTGGCTGCGTTTTAGGTGTAAAATCGTTTTTAAAACTTGCCGTTGTCATTGCTTTGTATTCGTCCGATTCCTTAATCTTATCCTGTAAAAACTCGGGCAGTTTTGCGAATACTTCTTGTTCGTGCGCGGTCGGGGTGTAGGTAAACGCCTCGTTAATCGGTGCGGGGCATTCGTAGCCTTTCATAAGCGGCGCAAAACTTATAATGTTTGCATAGGTGTTTTCACCTTTGGTAACGTGCGCAATATTTACCATGCACGTTTTCCCAAGCATCTTAAAAATATCGAGCTTTGAGGCTTCAGAATCAGTTAACTTTTTGCCGAGCCATGCCGAAACATCGCGACGTAATAAAGCCTTTTCGTTCATCGATAGCGTGTAAATGCTGCGAACGTAGTACGGCTGTTCGCCTTTGCTTTCATCGAATACCGCTTTCTCGGTTGGCAGTTCGAATAGGAATTGAACTTTGCGTTTTTTGCCTGCATAAATACCGCCTTGTTCGGTCGTACCGAGGTCGATAATTTGATAGCAGCGCGCAGGGTAACTACCCTCGGGTGCGATTTGGCGGTTTGCCGTTCCGCCTACGGGTGCTGTTAAAGCCATTTTAAAAAGTATTAAAGGGTTAAAAATTAAAGATTCTCAGATTCGAACGAGTGTACTAAGTTGCGGTTAATACCGTCAATAACCTCGATAAATAGTTCGCTGAATTTGTTGCGCTCAAGCGGTTCAAATAGTCGGTGTTCAACTGGTACGCCTTCGACTTGCTCGCGGTGAAACTTACGCGAAATGTTTGCCGCGCCTGAATCGCAGCGCGTGTAAATTCCTTTCATGCAGCCGTCATTAACAAGCATTGTCATAACGCCGCTGAGATGGTCGTAAAAATAAAATTCTGTGTTTTGGTAATTGCGGAAAATTGTAACTGTGTCCATGTGTATGATTGTTTAAAGGTTTAAAAAGAAAGGGCGGTTATTAGCCGCCCGTGAGGGTTAGTTAAAGCAAGCGTCGTAAGCGTCGGCGGCTGCAAGTAAATCGTTTAATTCGTTTTGTAATGCGACTTCTATCGCTTCCATTTCTTTAGTCCAAAAAGACTGCTCGTGCATTTTGTCTAAAATAGCTAAACGTTTTGCGATTTCCGCTTTGATTGTTGGGTTAATTCTGAAACCCATTTCTGAAAATTCTGTTGTCATGGCGTGAATGTTTAAGTGTGTAATTGTTTAACACTGCAAACATACAACACTTTTTTGAAATTGCAATACTTTTACAAAAATAAATGCAAAATAATTTATAAAGTGTTGATTTTGAACGCGCCTAATTTTGCGCTCGTGCGATACCGAAACCGATAAGCGCCCCGAAACCGACCTTCGCCGCCGTTGTTTCGTACCATTTTTTGCGCGGTTGCTCGATTACAAAGCTGCGCAGCCCTACCGCTACCATGTTCGGGTTATCAATTGCAACCCTTATTACGCTTTCGCGCTTACGAAACGGGAAAACACCGCGTAAAGTGTCGCCAATGCCTACCGAAATAGTCGCGGGTATGCTTAAACTATCGATTTGAAGGTATCCGAGGCGGTTAATTTTGCCCGTAATCGAAAACCAGCGCTCAAACTTTTGAAACTCACGCGGCAAAACAAGCGCGGGAACGGTGTCATGTATATAAATCGGTTCGCCTAACGCTATTTTAGTCTTATAAACGGTGCGCGTAACGACCTCTACCGCTGCTTTTGGCTTATCAATACGCAGTTTTTCGGTTAAGTCCTTAAGTTCTGTGATTTGTTGCGCCTGAGTGTATATCGTTATCGAATCGTTTAGACGCGTTTTAACGAACTTTTGTTCTGCTAGTGTGGTTTGCGCTTGTTCGTTGCACGAACGCACGAATAAGAGGCTTAAAACGGCTAAAAATAGCAATCTTTCAGCCCAAACGTAGCTTGGAGATGTATTGGTCGATTCTTTCACGGCATTTAGCTTGTTCGTTTAGTATTGCTTTTGCAACGTTGGGCGGCATTTCGCGTTCGGTTAGGTAAATCTTTAGAACTTTAATCAGCCGCTTATCAATTTGCTTATCATTCATATTTGACGTGTTGCTTTTTTAACTAATACCCTTACGGCTTCGTCCAAATTTACAACCGATTCCTCTAACATTCGCAAAAGGTCGGCGCGTTCGCTTTCTGAAATCGCTTTGTTCGTGCTTATCAACTTAACCAAACCACTAACCGAGGTTAGGGGCTGCCGTAATTCATGCGAAAGCATAAATCTAAATTCCTCAAGTAATACCCGTTGGCGTTCGTGTTCGTGCGCCGTTATGCTGGTTACATCGACTAATTGAAAGCCGATGAAATGCACCGCGCCCATAATTGTGTAGATATTCCAAACGTTAAAACGCTCGGATAAATTCTTTTGCTTAGTTCGGGCGTAAACTCGCGAGGGTTCGGGCTGTTTATCCTTAGCCCTTTTAACGGCTTCTATTAACGTTTCTTTGTCATCGGGGCTGCTAACTATGTCAACGATGTTTTTCGGCTTAATATGGCTCGCGTAATGCTTAAAAAGTTCGTTGGCGCTTACTATGGTACCGTCCGTTTCGGTAACAACGTAAAAAAGGTCTAAAGAATTTTCTAAAATGTAAACGGTAGACACATTGCAAAAATAAGCAATAGTGTTAAATTATACTAAATGTTTATACGTTTCTCAAATCAGTAAAAAGCGAGCGCCACGCAGCGCCGCACCCGATTAAATACTTTGCCGAAAGCCAAAGGGTAAAGCTAAATACAACTCCGTTTAAAAGTATATCGTAATTCATAGGCGTTTCAAAATCTTGGGTATTTCTTACGGGTTGACTTTTGAGCGTGTAGGCTGTTGGCTGTGGGTATAATGACAAATCGCACGGGCTAAGTGTATCGAATGCTGTTAAAACTACTTCGGGCTTTGGATGAACATAAGCCCCCGAAATAATTGCCTCGTACGATTCTTTGTTCGCATTCACGAAAGTAGTGTCGACCTCATAGCTCATAGTGTCCACATTGAGCTTATTGTGGCGTGCAATCTTGATGGTATCTCTACGAATCTGCTGCATCGTCTTTGGCTTTTGGAATATACCCAGCGGCGATTAGCGTTGCTACAATTGCCGCAAGGGTTTCGGTTGAAATGACTTTGAAGATAAGTAAAAATATACTGACTAATATCATAAGGCTTCCGATTGTGCTACGCCAATGCTTAACAATGATGTCAATGATTCGCCTTGGTTTAGTAGCACGTTTTCGCATAGGTTAAATTACGCGAAAGCACGGCGAGCGTTTGGGCAAGTTCGCCCTAAAGTTTACAAAGTGAGAAATACAGATTCGCCTCTTCGCGTCTGCGATTGGTTAGCCCTGCCAACACCTTGCCGCCTGCCTTGTTCCAGCGAAGGAACTCGTCAAGTATTGAAGGGTCGGCATTGTTGGCTTTGGCTTTTTTAAGCAGCGTGGATTTAATTAATGCACCCGTGCCAACATTGTAGGCAAAGCACACCAAAGCATCGAACTGGCATTGATTAATATTCGGAAGGTGCTTATTTACCGCCGCTTCGAATGGCTCAAGGGTGGCAAGTAATAGCTGTGTTGCTTCCTTTTCGCTTGCGAGCTTTTCGCCAAGCAAAATCTTTTTGCCGTTCGGGTAGCGTGTCGAGCCGTAGCCAATTGTCGGCACGCCAGCAGGGCAAAGGTAGGAGCTAAGCCGCAAGCCCTCATACTTCTTGATTAGATTCAGACCAAGTAGCGAGGTGCTGCGCATTTATAGAATGATATACTGGATGTTGGCAACAAAGGTTAAATCATCACCAGCGGTTGCAAGTTCAATAGTAAAGCTGATTTGGTCGAATGAGGTGTCCGCACTTATAACTGCGCTAACTAAATCAGCATAAGGGTCTGTAATTGGAGTAAGTACACCAAACGCATCGCGAGCATTTGTAAAATTACTTGCAACAGGTGGCGCAATATTGAAGCTACCAGACGTAAAACCTCCATCTAAAGTAATATTTAAATAATAAGTACAAGTAACGATATTATTTACACGGCTAAAAAGCGCACGCAGGCAACTTGCTGTACAATCGTTTTCACCCGATATTGTTGCGCTCGAAGTAAAGTCTCCACCGCCCAAATCTGGAAAGCCTACAAATAGGTTTTGCACCTCAATCTGCTTGCTTGTGTTCGTGCTTGTGTCAACGATGTACATAATGTCATCGCTTGCCGCAGTTCCTAATGCTGGTAAATCGGTTACTTTAACGCCTGCCATAGTTGGTTAGTTTTTACAAAGTTACAAATTATTGAGATACGTCAAGGCATCTTCTGAATTATCAAATTGTTGCTCGTTGAAAGTAGTGCTTGTGGTTGCAAAGCAGTACACGCCTG